ACAAAAGCCACACCTGTAATTCCTGTAACAACCACACCAAGACCTACGCCTATTGCTGTAATGGCTTTTACAACTGCCGGATGCTCGTTCAAAAAATCGCCCATATTATTCATTATATCCGCAAATCCACTTGACATTTTATCAATAGCAGGCTGTAGCGCCGTTGTAAAAGCCGTTTTAATATTATTGCTTGCCTGCTGCCATTTCTGCCCTAATGTTTGTGAGTTTTCCGCTGTTTTCTCTAAAGTTCCGCTTGCTTTATCAAGAGTACCTGTAAAGGAGTCTACTGTAATAACGCCGTTTTTTATAGCATTAGCCATATCAATACCAGCCTTTTTACCGAATGTATCCATAGCAATAGCGTTTGCCTCCGCCGCACTTCCCGCACCGGCTATCTCATTAACAACCGCTTGCAAAGCCGTTTCAGCATCAAGTCCATCTTCGGAAAAGTTTTTAACAGCCGTTCTCATAGCTGTAATCGCCGTCGCCCCGTTTATGCCCGCCAATTCAAAATCCGCTAGCATTGAAATAGTATTATCAAGGGATAATCCTGCCTCTTGAAATATTGCCGCTCCCGAAATAAGATTGTTTGCAAGAGAATTTACTGATATTCCCGAAACCTGTCCAGCATAAGACAGTTCGTCAAGAACATTCTCAACGTTTTTCCCCTCTTCTCCCCATCTATTCATAATTTTAGTAACATTCTGAACAGACCCCACAACATCGGTACCTGTAATGTTAGAAAAGTCTAAGAACTGACCTGTTACATTCGTAAGCTTAGTACCAGTTAAGCCCATACGAGTGTTTATTTCTCCGATAGCCCCTGATACATCGTCAAGACCGCTGCCTGATTTTGCGGCAGCATAAGCATTCATCATACTTACATTTAAGTCGTCTAAAGTGTCTCCTGCCGCTCCCGTAGCCTTTACAACCGTGCTTTCCGCTTCCGAAAAAGCGTCCGCAAGCTCATAAGCCGCAAAAGATATATCTTTTATTAACGCCGCAATACCCGCCGCCGCAAGAGCCTCTGCCATATTTTCAAAAGCGTTGACACCGCTGTTTCCCGCTTTTTCACACTCTTCCGCCGCCTCTTTGCTTGCTTTCCCTAATTCCTCTGCTGCCTGTCCCGCTTTTTTATTTGCTTCTGACAATTTCTTTGCCGCTTGATTCGCTGTTTCCGCCGCTTCATTAAGTTTTTTTACGTCTGTTGTCCCTGATATAATGGTATTGTCATAATTATTCATCGCCTCTTTTGCCGCTGTTTCCGCTTCTTCAAGCTCTTGTATAGCCTGTGCGGCGTATTCACTTGCGCTTGCTAGTTCTTTTTTCATTTCAGCGGAAAGATTCTCATTTTCAGAAACTTCTTTCATTACATCTGACGCTGATTCCATTACAGCGTTTAATTCAGTCTGAGCGTCAATACTAAACTCTATTTCTTTGTTAAGACTTGCCGCCGCTGTTTCACATATTCCCAACATTTCTCCCTCTTCAATAAGAGCGTCCGCCGTTTTAAATCCCATATCAACAAGCTCTTCTGTTGTATATACCGCTTCAAGCATAGATTTGCTGTAATTTCCTACTTCATCTGTCCAGTTTCCCACTGAACTTGCCGCTGAATTTATACTGTTTTCATATCCTTTAAAAGACGATGATACTTCTTCTACAGCTTTTGCTGCCGATTCCGAGCCCTCATTTATTTGACTGAAAAAATTATCCGCTACGTTTCCCATTTCCTCAAATTTTGATAACATCTCCTGCCCGCCTGAGGCAATATTAGCAAGTTTATCACTCATTTCGTCCACTAATTTAAAAGTCGCTGTTAATCCTGACATTTTTTCACCCTCTTTTCAAATAAAAAAAGAACTACAATTTAATGTAATTCTTTTTTTATTTAATTACTATTTTTCATATAAATCATATACTTTTTCTTTATCATCTGTTTTTTAAAAATTTTTCAATTTTTCTTTTTTCTTCTAAAAAATTTTTTTTATTAGTCTCATCATCATTTTTAAGTTCTTCTAAAGTTTTATTACCCACATAACCTTTCTCAAAATCAACAAACCTTCCTTTTTCTAAATCATGCGTCTTCCACATAAAGAACAGTTTCTCACTATCTTTCTCTCCTCTATCTTTTCTTCTCGCTTCAAATATTTTATATAGAGCAATACTCAGTTCATCTTTTTCAAAATCCCATTCTATTAAGTTGTTTTCTATTAAGTTCCTGACAGCTTCAGCACTTTCTTTACAGCAATCACTAAATATTGAGCTTATTTCAAACATAGAATAATGTATATAAATAGATTTACCACCCGATATTGAATCTAATTCTACAAAAACATTATTAGAATATTCATCAAATCCTAGACATTTACGTATACTGCTTTCTATTTCTCTTGCTTTATCTATTTTTTCTTTTTCTTCTGACGATATAACAGTAACTTCTTCACCATATCTTATATTTGCTAGATATATACCAGAAATTAATGCAATCCCTAAAAAAGAAAGGCATAATATAAATATAATTTTCTTTTTTTGCTCACTCATATTTTTCCCCCTTAAAAACAAACAATTTTTTTATAAAAGTATACACCTTTCTAAATCAACATTATTTACTATATTTTACCATACAACCAAATCTATGTAAACAAAAAAATTACAGTTATTACAAGTAAAACAAGATAAAAACATTTATAAATAAAAAATAACTAAATGCATTGACATAATTTTTTTACTTATAAATATCTTTAATTCAAAACCTGCACATCATTTAAGACGTTCCTACAATAAAAAAAGGAACGCCTTAAATTTTAACATATCAAAAAACATTTTTTTATTTACCGCCCATAAACGGGCAAAAATTAACCTTGCAGGGATTCTCTGCCTCATACAATTCCGAGGCGATATAAAACAACTGCCTTTCCCTCGGCATATCGCAAAAATCCTCGGGTCTTAGTCCGTGTTTCTGCCACAATATATGCGCCCACCAAGCGTCAGAACCCCTGCGTGAAATCAGTTTTTTGCAGCTTCAATATTTTCCTCGTCAGTATCGTCTTTTTCTCTGAGTCCTAAGGCAATCATAACGGTTTTTAACACCTGCGTATACTCATCGGCACGAGAAAATACAAGCAGCGGCATTTCCGTAACATCAACGCAATTATAAAACTTCATTAATTCAGGGTCTTTCAAATCAGGATATTGTAAAGCCTCCACAATAACGTGACGTAAAGCTTTTTCATTGTCTTTTTCTTTTTTCCATACAACCTCGCCGCCCGAAACAAGGGGATTGCCTTTTTTATCTGTAGCGATACCTTTCCTTTCGTATCTGTCGTTTATTTTAGAAATCTCAATTTGCGGCAAAACCTTTATTTCAAGCTCAATAGTCTCGCCTTTTTCATCTTTGAACGTATCAGGTCCCAAAGCTTTAATAATTTCAGGTTCTTGTTTCCTCATAAAAAATTTTAAATTTTTAGCCATAATAAAAAATCTCCTTTTTTATTTATTTTTTCATAAAAAAATCACCTACATATACAGTAAGTGATTTCTTTATTAATCATTAAGTCTTATCTTACAATATTTAACTTTTCAATTAATGCTTCCTGCAAAACATTAGAAAAATTTATATGCTCTTTTTCAGCGGCAACGTTCAACCAATTAGGAATAGTAAGATTTTTTCTTACGGTTTTGTTATCGTTTTTCTTTCTGTATTCTATTAAATTTATATCTACTAATGTCAATACATCTGTATCTTTTTCCTTTTTTATATCAGACAAGTCAGAAGGAACAGGCAAATCCTTATTATCGTCCTCATAATCCAGACACATCAGTCCGATAACATCTCTTGCCATTTCCAAAGCTTCATATAAATCTTTTCCTTGTGTATTACAGTTTAAATCCGGTACAAAAACTATATATCCATCTTGTGTTTTTGTCAAAACTACAGGATAAACTATATTATCTTTCATTTTATAACACCCTCTTTATAAAATTTATATATATTATTACCAATCAGAAAAAACTTATTTCAATCCCTGACGTTTAATTATTGCTTTCGCCAATTCCTCATTAATTTCATTATGTCTTGGTATAGGCTCAAGATTTTTCCCATTTGTGTATATATCGTGATTACCTCCTATCCTCTTAAGCCACCAACCATTTTTTTCAAGTTTTCTTATTAAGTCTTTTCGTTTAATATATATCACAGCCTTTCATCATCTATATTTACATTATACGCATTTTATGCGCATATGTCAAATATATTTTTACAAAAGCTATTTTTATAAAGAGACTATAAAATTATCTTTACATCACATCTTTAGCGTTAAAAGATATAGCGTCCTCAAAAACATCACCGTTTGTGTCAATTTTTATAAGATTAACGTCTCCCGTAATAACACACCCTACAACAGTCGTTATCTTATCGCCGTAGTCCTGATAATAATCTGAATTTTTGTCATTCATAACCCCTTGGATAGTAAATTCCGGTGTAATCTTATCTTTCATATATTTTTTAACAATATCTTCAAGCCAAGGCGTCGAGCGCCGTCTTGTAATCGTTCCTGTTATTTTTACGCCTTTCCAGCGACTTGACGGTGTTACTTCTCCCAAAAGTCTTCCCTCCCATACGTCGGGGGTAAACTTAATCTCACATTGAACAGCGTCAAAGCACCTGACACCGTCCATAAAAATTATACCCTCAGTAAGCATAATAGGACTGTGATTGTATTTCATAAAAAATCAACCTCCCTTATCTTGTGGAAACAGTAAAGTAAAGCTTTTCAGCGCTGTCAACAGGTTCAAGCCCAACATTGAAATACGTTCTGTCTCCATCGCTTATGGTTCTGTCAACAAGAAAATCGCCGTCATAATCAACATTTTTAATTGCTCCCGCTTCCTCATACTGTTTTAAAATCGTTTTGCCGATTCCCTCCATAATACCCCAACCGATAGAATTATTGTCAAACTTATTCGGCGGGAAATTAAGCTGAATGCTTTCGGCAAATGTGTCAAAAACTCTTATTACTCTGTTTTTGCGGTATGTCTCGTCTTTTCCGTCCTTAAATGAAACAAGACTGTTTATATCATACTCAATAACAATCTTACCCTCTTCGGAATAAATGAAAAATAATTCTCCCGCCTTAATCGCCGCTACAGCCTCTTCATTTGTTTTGGTATCGATAATTTCTTCCGCTCCCTCATATTCAACATAGGTATTACTGTCGGTATTTTTAGCCGCCGCCGTAACTCCCGCCACCCAAGCCGCCGCCTGTGCGTGGGATAATTTAACTCCGTCAACGGCAACCGAATTTGTAACGTTTATAATTCCCTCATAATCGGCGGCAAAATCAGGAACAACCGCTTGAACGCCTTTTCCCATATTGTCACGCAAATATTTAATTTTGCTTTTGCAAGCGGTCTGTAGTGTCTTATCTGTTACGGGAAACGCCAGACAATTAAATTTAACACCCTCCATATCGTCAAGAAATTTCGATATATCGGAATTAACGGCAGTCACATCTGTTCCGCCCGTAAGCGTAACCCCCGCCGTTGCTTCAAGTTCACCATCGCCTGTAAAATCAATATAAGCGTCGTTTTGCCCAATTAATTCAGAGATATTCTCAATTCCCTCATAACTGCTTAAAACTGTTCCGTCAATATAAACTTTAACGTCAAACCCCTTTACGGGATTAGCGGAAACCGAATAACCGAGAGCGTTTCCTCTCGTACCTCCGTATTTGGCGCGAGCATTGACTCCGCCGCCTGTACCTGTCGCTTTTTCTCCTGATGAAACATTATATACAATAACAACAGAGGCGTTTTTAAAAGCCTCTCTAATCAGCATCATTTGATTATCAGGGTCTTTGTCATAAACACTGTACCCAAGTTTTGCGTACTGAGCGTCAGGACTTGAATTGTATATCGTAATAAACTCCTTTGACGGTCCATAATTATGTCCTATAAGCGGCAGTAAGACAATTCCTCTTCCGCCGTTTCCGAGAATATCGTTTCTTGTACTCTCAAAATTGATGTAAGTACCCGGTCTTGTTTTTCCGACCGGTTTATCAAATTTTCCTCCCGCCATTATTTAACCTCCTTTGCTTTCCACTTTGAAATTACGTTTTTAATCTCCGATACGGTATATTCTCCTTTAAGACCCATTACCGCACCGTCAAAAACGCTTGTACTGACATTAAAAAGAGTCAGACAATTTTTTTTTAAATCATCTAACCCATATTTCTTTTCAGAAACCTTTGTCTCCGTCCGATTTTTTATTTCAAAATCTTTTTCAGATTTAACTTTCGACAAATAAACCCCTCCTATATGATTTTATCTTTTAACATACTTGCCAATATAATACCTTTGCATTTTTAAAACCGCCTCCATTGTGTAAATTTCTCGGCTGTCCCATTCAACAGTCAGTTGTACCGTCCCGCTGTCAAGAGTTTTAATATCGGGATTTTTGATATAAAAAAATTTACTCGTAACCACGCCGTTTTCATTTACAACAGGAATTTGATTTCTTCCGCTTTTAAGTTCTTTTAATACTTTAGAGGCAATTTGATATGCCTCTTTTGTATTCCTGTGAAAAAATTTAATAAACCAGATATAAGTCAGCTTGTAAGTACTCAAAGTGTCGTTACCCGTTTCAACCTCGGGAACAGGAAAATATACGGACGGAACACAAAATCCATTCGGTATCTCGTGATAGTAAGGCACTGTATGTTCTGATTTATCAAGTACATATTTAATTATACTTGCAAGCTCCCGCTCAATCAAATAATCTCCTCCTATCCAAAATATCTGTCAATCCACTGCTGTATTTTTTCCTCCAAAAGCCTCGGATACATTTTTTCAATTATGCGTAAAGCGCTTTCCCAATAATGACTTCCCTCCACCCATTTCTGTTTTAAAAGCATACCGCCTCTTGCCAATGGGTCGTAAATAAAACGGTCACTGCTCCAACGCCCCGGAACAAATCTTTTTTCAACGCCTTTCGTATTAGTCCAGTGTCCGTCATTTACATAGCCTGCGTAATTGACGCTTGTTCCGATTTCCAGAGTCAGATTATCCTCTTCAAGCTCCCACACACTGTTTTCTCCGTCTTTTCTGAAACTTGCCAGAAGCTGTCTTGTGTCCATTACCTTTCTGCGTATAATCTCATCCTGAAGTATTCTTAAAAACTCTTCGCCCAAGCCCTCTAAAAATAATTTAAGCTCTTTTTTAAAATCACCATTGCCCGCCTTTTCAAAACGGCTGAAAAACTCTTTTAACCCACTTATATCAAACTCAACAAACGCCATTATAAAGGTTTTTGCTCCCTTACTTTTTTGATATAAACAAAAATATGGTGATTTCTGATATTTTGAGGTTCTTCCGCCGTATACTCAAAACCGTTATGAGAATTAACAATCTTGTCATTAATTCTTATATCGGTTCCGACAGGCAATGTGAGTTTTATTTTAGTTTCCATAATGTTTTGAGGTTCAGTCTGTGTAATAGTAACACTCCGGGATTTTACCCCAAAATGACAGCTTTGTTCTTTAATATCGGGTGTTTCGGGATAACTGAAACAAGGTGAGGACGGAAGTCCGTATCCTATAGAAACATCTTTTTTTGTGATATGGTATATATCACATTTATGGTCAAAAAAATTTTCAATGCTCATAAAACACCTCTTTATAATTTTCTCATTCTCATTGTTACTCCATTATTAGGCTTTATTTTCACATAATCGTCAAGTAAAGCCGCTAAATCAAGGCTTTCTATAGTTATTGAGGTACTTTCGGCGGTATAGCTGTAATCGTCAAAAGTTTCCGATTTGACTTCTTTAGCCGAAATATTGGAATTATGAGCGTACGCCTCCGCAAGTATAATCGCCGCCGTTCTCACCGCCTCAGGTATTTCCTCATAATCCTTAAAATCATTATGGGTATATGTAATGATATATTGCTCCGCTCTTGTTATATCAACCTTCAGCTTTGAGTCGTTTCTTTCTTTAACGGCTTTTATGTCTGAATATTCTCTTACCTCATAAGGTGTAACCCACATAAATAAGTCACCCCTCCTGTAATTCCGTGACAGTCGGACTTCCGTAATCAATACCGTCTGTCTCCTCAATATCAAGTTCAGCCTTTAACTTACTTATAATATCAGCCTTTTTTGTAACTCCTTTAAGACTGATATTATTATAAGCCGCAAATGTTTGCAGTTCCGATACATTCATTTTTTCAAGAGTTTTTTCAGGATCTTCCGATACTTCTTTAATGTCGTCCGAAACTTCATCGTCAATCTTAATGTCGTCCGAAACTTCATCGTCAATCATTTTAAAATATCCCGTCGCTATCGCTTTTTCAGCTATATCCTTATCGTCCGTATAAACGTCCGGATTATCCTTTTCGGCATTTATCACACCAATATATGACAAAGCTTTAATCAATCTTAAATGATACATATTAATCCGCCTTTCTTATTTCAGCCCCGTAATAATAGCTGTAGCATCAAGTTCCTCAATAATCGGGTCAAAATCAAGATGAATAACATAAAAACGTTTATCAAGCAT